TTCAGGATGCTATCGCATCCGAGTTGGCTTGTTCGAACTTCTATCCTGAACACAGAATGGCCACTAAGGACAAATATGTGTCTGCGTGTTCTGCGATGCTCGTAATAAATGACCCTGACCGAAATATCTGTTGCTTCAACACCCTTGCACCTTGGGACTACTGGATTGACACCGACCAGTATGGCGAAGTCGATACTCTTTTCTATAAAAAGACGATGAGTTTGGACAAAGCCTATGAAATGTTCGGTGACAAATGCCCCAAGTGGATTCAGGATGCGGTCAAGGATGGTGACCCGTACAAGATGTACCATGATTTCCTTCTGTGTATCTATCCGAGGAAGAAAATCTATTCTACTGCTCGCTCTATCTTCCCTAAAGAGAAAAAGTTCGCAGTCGTTTGGATGTATCTTTCTGGTACTGCAAACAATTCCAATGGAACTACGGCAAAGAGTGAAATCATTGACGAATCAGGAACAGACTTCTTCCCTGCCATAGTAGGCACATGGGATAGGGATGGCGATAATCCTTACGGCACAAGTCCTGTCATAAGGAACATTTCTGAACTCAGGAGATTGGACGCACTCTCCTATGAAACTATGCTTTCGGTTCAGAAGATAAACCATCCTGCCTATGCTGGCGTAGCTTCTTCTTTGGACGGATTCTCGGACGACCCCGGTGCTAGGAACAAGGTCAACTCAATGGACATGATTCCAGTAGTTGTCGGTTCTCAGCAGACGATTGACGGAGCACTTACGCTTCAGCAGATGCAGGAAACCGCAGTCGAGAAGATGTTCAACAACGATATGTTCAACTACTTCGGCAGAGAGGAGAACAACAAGGCTTATACGGCAACTCAGGTAAATGCGGTAAAAGCCGAGCAGTTGTCACTACTTTCGGCAGTTTACGGAAACTTCCAGAAGGAAATCGAGAAGACAATCAAACTCGTAATCGCAATCATGGCTGAGAACAATCGTCTTCCGAAGGGTGCTATCAAACTCGTTTCCAAGAACAAGAAGGGTGCTAGTGGAAAGATTCGTGTCGTAATTGATTCGACAATGGCTCAGGAACTCAGGGCATATACGAATCGTGATGCTAACATAGCACTCTTGGAGCAGGCAGGAATAATGATGCAGATTGCTCCTGAGGCTCTTATGAACCTCGATTTTGACGAGATTATGAGAGGAATAGCAATCGGAATGGGTGTAAAGCACTCGGTTCTCAGGGACAAGATGGTTGTTCTTCAGGAGAAACAGTATCAGGCTCAGATTCAGCAGGCTCAGATGATGCAGGAGGCCGAACTTACTCAGAGCGAAATCGACAGAAACGAGGCAGGTGCTTCGAATCTGAACAACGCAGGCGGTTCAAACCAGTATAGGAGAGCGTAATGGTTCTAGTAGGTCAGAAATTCCCAAAGGAAACGATTTCTCGGCTTGAACGCAAGATGAACTTCTATAACTGCGAAGAAGGAGAGAAGGAGATATTCAATCTCTGTGTCGATGCCAAACTTTTTGAGCAGATTAAGCCTGAGGAACTTCCTCTGAGGAACTATGCAATAGCGAAACTTACCGAACTTGGATTCAATCAGGAAGACAAGATTCGGAAGGTAATACATGAAATGCTCCAATATCCAGCCGTACTGGATAGGGAACATAAGGAGACAAGTGATGGAAACGACTGACGAAACAAAAGTTGTCCCGCCTGAAAACGGCTCAACGGAAACGGAATCTTCCGCAGACAAGACTTGGGATTCGGAGAAATACCCTGCGTGGCAGAAACAGATTGGAAAGGAATACTGGGGAAACGAGAAACTTTCTCAGTTCAATTCCATGAAGGATGTCATGGAGTCGGTTATCAATCCGAAAAAGAAAGCACCTGAGAAGTACGAAGGTATTTCCGATGAACTTTCAGATGTATGCAACGCACTCAGAGTTGCAGATGTCGGTCAGGAAGATGCGAAGAAGATTGCGAAAGCTATCGGTAAACTTCTTCCGAAGAAGTACACGGATGAATCCCTGAAGGATTCGTATGGTGCTGACTTTGAGCAGGCCGATAAGGATTTCGGCAAGGCTGTCGAGAAACTGTTTGAGAACGAGGATGAACGGAAAGCCTTCATCGAGTTGAAGAACAACCCCGTGATTTTCAAGTTCGCAAGCATTGTTGGAAAGAATCTAGGTGATTCTCCCAACCTCGGCATTGGAAAACCGCAGATAGCCAAGAAGACGTCAGACGACCCATTCGAGGATTTCTGCTACGGAAGAAAATAGTTTTAAGGAGACGCTGAAGGGCACTTTTTGAGAGAATTGTAAGAAGCCCGCTTGAGTTCACCTTTGCTGACGATAAGAACGGAAAGTATGCCCAGCAGGTTGCAAAGGAAATTCAGGGAAAGTCAAATCTCCTCATGGATGCTACCTATATGCCTACTTCAGAGGACACAAGGCATAAGGGACGCCGTGATGAGTCGTTCAAGGATTCAGCACAGACAGTTGCTTCAGATGAAGGTCATGTCTGGTCTGAGGGTACTCACGAGAATGAGTACACAGTTGAACTCGGTCTGATTGATGATGGTTGCAAGTTCGACTCTCTGCAGGAAGGCAACGCACCTTCTAGGGATGTCGCAGAGGTAAGACGCAAGGACATCACAAACACAATCGAGTCGCTGAACAGAAAGGATGCCTACCTGACAGTTTACGGAAATCAGCTTACTGACCCGAAGGCTTGGAATGGTCTTTCCTACTACACAAGAAAGATTACAAACCGCACCAACTTCGAGACTGCATATTATGCAGGTCAGAATCCGTTTGAGGGCAAAGACCTCTGTCTTACTCTCGACAATCAGGCAGGAGCAACAACCGCACTTACCGCAGCCGCAGGAAACATCTTCGGCTCAATCTATGCAGTTGTTTGGGGAATCGAGGGTGTTTCCAAACTCTATCCGAAGGAGAGTTCTTCCTACGGTATCGAGGTCGAGGAATCCCTGAAGAATCTCGTTGTTGTGAACAACAAGTGGCACACATATGACCTGATTGCTTTCAGAAAGGCTTCAGGTGTCAACGTTGCCAACAGATTCGGTCTTATCCGTGTTGCAAACATCAACTTCGACACAACTGTTGGTGGTGTAGCTCACGATTGCAAGGAAGAGTATGAGAGGCTTTGCAAGAACATGGCTTTCGTTGAGGAAGTTGTCACGAAGGCTGGTTTCGCAGGTGGTGTCAAGTTCTACGCTCCCGTACCTCTTATCAGACAGATGAGAGAGGCAAGAGCACTCGGCAACGCTTCGCAGAGTCAGATTTTCTACTCAATCGGTGGAGTGGAGCAGGCAGGTCAGGTTCATGGTCTTATGGCTAAGGAATTCTACCTGAACGACAACTACCTGATTACACCTGAGTTCCAGATGGTCAGGACAGAATCTTTTGTTAGCTGAGGAGGATGAATATGCCGATGTATACATCTTACAGAAAACAGTACACATTTGGTCAGATTCCATTTGAGCTGAAAGACCTCGATGATAACACTCCTGCTCCTTCCTATCTCGGAAGTGCAGAGGGCGGAAAGGCCAATCTCTCCAAGGATACTGATGATTCAACACACACCATGCCCATCTGCCTCAAAGCATCTGACCAAGCAGCCTTTGAAAAGGTTCGCCTCGATGTCAAGGTTCTTGAAGCATTTGCTGGAGATACTGGTGCTGTCGCAAACGTCACACTTTTCACTTGTGGCGATGATGGAAGCGGAGATGCAGATGTTTCTAATCTCAAGACACTTCTGACATTCCCCCTGAAACTTGCTGATGCTCCTGCCGCATCTACCATTCCTTACATGGAAATCGGTCTGCCGAGCAACACAATGACATGGGTTGGAGTGTCTATTGTTCTTGCAGACAAGACAAAGGCATTCAGTGCTGGAACGATTATGATTCACATGAATCCTAGTCTGTGATTAACTTGGGCGGTCTGCATCTGGGGGTTACCTCCTTTCCTCCAAGGTTCGAACTGATGCGGACTGCCCATTTCTTATGAGAGGGTGACATGATTAACACAACCAATACTTCTTATGACTACCTTTCAGAGCCATTGGTTGAGGGTGGTATTATAAACGAGCAGGGCGTGATGAATGTCGCCCTTTCTTTCTTTGACCTCAATAGGCATCTTACAGAGGATGCAGGTGAAAAAGAGGTCATTCTTTTCAAGCAGATTCTTCCTATGGCGAAGGCTTTCTGTGCCTCTATGTCAGATTGGTCATTCCTGATG